TTGCGTCTTTAAGCATCTTTAGTTTGTCGCGTTTGGTATCACCGCTAAGCTTTTGGCTTGCCTTTATTTTGTGAACCATGTCGTGAAAAGAAATCTCCCACTCTGCTAAATCCGTTGATTCGCTGAATGGTTCCTCTATCCCCGGAACGAACAGTGGCAAAAAAATCTCACCTTCTTTCCTATCTTTAGCTTTCTTTATTTCTTCGACCACGACTTCCGCTTTGCCCATGTTGACTTCCTGATGGTGCTTTGGCGGCTCCATGTCCGATACTTCCTCTGGCGTGTAAACACCTGCGACACAGCCGGGATATACGGATCGAATACCTTCTGATATGCAGCGCGCTCTGAGCATAGCTCTAGGATATTTGTGCCATCCACTACCCGGTTTAACCAGCCCGATATTCTTTCCCATCTCGATAGTCCAAGTAATAGCAAGACTCCCGCCAGCGGGGTGACTAAAAACACCAGTAACTCGATCATCTGTGTACTCCGTCCATTCAACTTTGCCCCCTGCTTGCTGGAACCTAGCCATCATTGCGTCTGCTTTTAATGCTGGCCTACCCTGAATAACGTGATAGTCACGCGCAGCTATAGCAGGGTGTGATCCTTCTGCCTGTGCTACTAGCATTAAGGCCATAGCTTCCTCTGCTGTCTTAACATTGAACAGTCCAGACTTAGCAACTGCTATTGCCATTTTTTCTATGTCTTGATACGGAACTAAGTTACTCATTTATATCCCCTTTCATATCCAACTTTGCTTGTGCATATCCAGCACTAAAACATGACTTGATTAAAGAACCATAAAAAGAATCTGGATGTATTTGATTAGATTTTTCTTCACCGGGCCAATCCCAATAAAAATACCTAGCAAAAACCTTACAAGCTTCTACGTGCATACGATCATAATTTTTGTATTTCATAAAATGATTATGAAAGTCGGGCCAAATGTATGGGCTAAAACCCCTTTCCCATAAATAATCTAAATGGTCATATTTTTTCTTTCTCATGGCAGCCTCATTTCAGTAAGAACCTACGTGAACCCGGCATCTCAATTACAAATTTCTGATAAACATCAGGCATAGCTTGTTGAAACAAATCAGATGCAAACTTCTTGCTAGGTTTGGAGTTACGCCACGTTACAAGCGTCTTTCCATCCACAGTAACCAGCGAACCTTTCGCACCCATGTATTCCCGTATCGCAACCTCGACTTTCTCTGCTTCTGTCTCAAGCTGTTTGATACGTGCCTTGTATTCACTAAGGACAGAACAAGCCTGTTCCACCGCGCCAGTTGCAGTTGCCGTTTCCTCACTCGAAATAGGCCAGATAAGCTTGGTTGATTCAACATCACTAGCTTGCGGCTCGGCATTAGATACGACAATGCCCCAAAACTTTGCCATCTCTTTGACAAGCTCATCCTTCATCTCCTGCGTGATGGTGAAGTGGAATGTTCTGAACTTTTGTCCACCAAACAAGACTGCAAGATAAATCTCATCCACGTTATGACAGGCCGCTTCGTGGACGAGTTGCGCCATATCTGGAGCAGGAACCATGTTTGTTTCTTCGTCGAACTTAGACAGAACGCCAGCGTTGTAGTTTTTACATTCAACGAGTATTCGTCCATCTGCACTGAGGTAGTCAAAATGAGATTTAAACCACGGCTCAGTCTTATGCGATAGAACATAGTCTGCATCCTTCAGTTCAATCCTATGCTTGTCTTGGAATAGTCTGGCAATGGTTGGCTCCATCACCTTGCCCATTTGTACTTCTTCCACTTCAGATAGATCAGGCGGCTGCTTCTTTCCTTGCTTAACTAGGATTGCATCTGCTGCGCGTCCATTAGCGGCTAGGCGGCTGTCTCCTGACCACCATGCGGCATTTCTAACCTCTGGTAAAAAATCATCTGTGTTCACACTCGTCATGTGTTCTTCTCCTTTAGCTTGGCTTCTATTTCTTTTATGGTATTCCTAATTCTTTTTGCGCTTTGTGTATGAGGATTGTGGTTTTTAAAAACAATCCACTTAAACTCCTCATCTGTCAGCCCTTGCCATTCCTTCTCAGGCTGTGTCAGTTCTCCTGCCGCAAAGGTCATAGCCTGTCCAATTTTTTTGACAAGAACCCCCTCTATTAAAGGGATAATTGCTTCTTGCAAATATTCCCTAAGTGCTTGCTCTTGTGTTGTATTCATTGCAAATCCCTTTTAACAGTTGGTTGCAATATGTGATTGGCAATCTCTTGTCTATCCACACCTGTCATATCAACTATTGTTGACAGTAGTATTAGAGTAGCTGCTCCCCATCCAGCTAGGTCATCACCGAATTCATCCTCCAAGACTGCTGTAAGCCTGTCTATCGTGCGATCAAGGTCATGGGGGCTATAGGGTAGGGGCTTCACGCATAGCCTCCTCAAACTCTTTACTGCGCTCCAATCTGTCGCGTAGTGCCTCTGCGTCTGCCACGTATAACAAAGCTTGCTCGCCACAATGATTCGGCAAAGGGGTTTTACGTTCTGCGTAGCAATAGGGGAACTCAGCGTTGCCAGTTACTAAATCAACTGTGGTTAGTTTGGGATGTATGCAGCGGTCACGTTGACCGTGAGGTGTACCGAAAAAGGTGCAATCTCGGCACAGTTTAATGTCTTTCAAATATGTCATGCCTAATCTCCCGAAAGGGTTGTCTAGTTAGTTTAGTAACAAGTAGTGTTGCAGTTGTTTCCGTAGCAGCAAGTAGAACAGTTAGTGCAGCGTCCAGATGCGTCGCAATAGGTGTGATATGTGCATGATGCGTACACAAGTGGGGCAGTAACAGCCAGCCATAACGCGAATAGATATTTCATAATCTCTCCAGTTGTTGATTAAAAATATGGTGCAATGGAAATGTAATTGATTATCAGATTATTGTCTATGAATAATAATTATGGGTTTGTAGATAGTAATAGTTGCTTTCTATCTGTGGATAAGTCTGTGGATAACCTGTGGATAACTTTAGCTGGCATGGTTCTTGATATATATAAAGGCTATGAATAGTTACTTATACAAGTAACTATCGACTATTCTCTTTATCTCTATATAAAAACATATAATAGGTGCTTAAAAATTAGGCAGTAACAATTACCTAACTCTTTTTACCTTTGGGGTTTTGAATCCCATAGCTTTAAACTTGGCTCGCAAGTCTGTACCTGCTGCTGACGTGTAAGCGAAGTTCTGATCTAGGATTGATACGGGCTTGGGAGTCTCGGCCTTGCCAAGCCTTTTGGGTCTCGCACTCGGCTGCGTGGCCGGATGTGCCAGCGGAGTGACAGCGTAGAGTTTCTTAGGAGTGGACATAGTTCCTCCAGATAGGGTTTAAACGCGCATACGGGCGCGTAGGACTGATAAATCAGGCATGGGAAGGGAAAGATACCATCCCATCCTGAAAACGGCTTAGAGAGGCTTTAAAGCAGTGATGTTAAAACAGCAGCAGAATTAGTCAATTGATCGCGTTTATTTAAAAAGTAATGCTTTTCATCACTTGGGCAATGCTTTGAAAGCATAGTGAAAGCGGTAGCCCCTTCAATTAAACAATCGATTATTTGCTGTAGATCAATAGTTGGGTCAATGACAAAATCGTTATGTTCATCCGCAACTATGATGCTTTCTTTAAGTTTACCCATAATAATCCCCTTTAAATTGATTTAAAGCCCGTCTAGGGCGATAAAAAAGGCTAGCCAATACCTGACTAGCCTGATTAGAAAAAACGTCTCATACGGGCTTTAAGCCCATAATTTATTTGTGCCCCATGCGAGTATCGGTAAACGACTTGAATTGTCTTTAATCCATTGCCAGTAATATGAAAAAGCAACATTGCACTTTAAACCTGCACCAGTAGCAAGAATGTACCCTTCAGGTTCTTTTTTAGAATCGGGAACCATTAACAGGTGCCCATGTTCCCATTCGGTTGAAGGTTTATAGTACAAATACAATGCTTCCAAATTGCCATTATTGGCATTTTCTTGCGCAAGCTTTTTCGCTTGATCTGCACAATTGGTAACTAAATTATTTATTGTTTGAATGTAATCCATCATAATCCCCTATGTTATAAAGAAAGTAATACAACAAAATAAGCATACATAACGATAAAGCATATAAAACCTGCAATTATTTCAAGCAATGTTTTCAACATGGTTAGCCTCAATTTCAAGAATAGTTTTTATTGCATCATGGTAAGTTTGATAATCCAATTCATTTTGTATTTGATCTAATCCGTTTTCATGTTCATCACAAAAATATCGCGCTAAAACTAATGCGTATTTAATTTTTGATAATTGGCTATCAGTAATCAGCATGGTTATCCCCTTATTGATTCATTGGTAAAGTGTAATTTCACGTTATAACAATCTGAAAATAGTTCAGTAATGTCACAATCTATAAAACGACTATCTTGACTTTCTATAGAATCAACGTCCCATGTAGCATTATCTAATTTGCTATATTTGTTTAAAAAATCATCAAGTAAATTCACCTCAAAATCATTTAATCCAGAATAGTCACCATTGATAATTGCAGGTAAAAAGTGGCCTGATATATTGAAATCATAGTAATCATTTAACATTATCTAATCCCCTAAAGTGTAGGAAAGCAGGGGAGTTATCCCCTTGCCTTTGTTTATGCTGCTATTTAATTAAACCCTCGCCAACGTCACAAAATTTGCATCGACGAATCCAAAAGTAAATTTTTATTTCTTTACATTCGACACAATTTATTTTTAGTAATTTTTTAAAATTAG